GGCGGCGTAACCGTCCTGGTTTCGTTTATCAAGGCTCCAGGGTGTTGCGCCAGTTGTAGTTCGTCACATTCCGCCTTGATGCTGGCCTCCTGGCTTTCGGATACTGGCCGCAGCAGGTGGATTTGCGAGTTCGGTTCGACGCCGGTGATCGCCACGTGGCGGCCGCCCGCATATATATTGTAGGCCGCCGTGATCATTTCACCGCGACGCATCGCCCGGATGGGTCTGATTTCGATGTCAGTCATAATTTGTTAAGCTGTCTCGTCGGTCGTAGCTGGCCCGGTTACGCCGTCCCACTGCCACGTAAACGATCCCTCGACGCGGGTGTCATTGGCGACGGTGTCGACTGAGTACTCAGTGATAAATCCAGTGCCGACCGTTTGTTGCCCGGTCGCCAGGGCGTCCTGCGGTGCATAGGTTAGGGTTGCGGTTCGCACAACTCCCAACTCCGCTTCCAAATCGAGAAGGTCGGTCGATCTCATTGCAAACCCTACGGACACGTCGCTCGGTTCGGCCAGGTCGCCGGGTATAGTTTCGCGAACGCCGACCGTGGCCAGAATGTTATCGTCGACGCTTGGGATCGACGCTCCCATCCCGCTAAGTTCCTTAATGGTGGCCACCATCCCGCTGGCAATTACAAATGTCGCCCCGTTGCCGGTTCCGCTTTTGTCGCCCGCTGCCATAATGTTTCCCCTATGGTGTTGATACTGATGTTTGCCCGTGAGAAATCCTCAGGAGCATAGAATAGGTAAAGGTCCAGCGGCTGCCGTCGGCAAAAAAAACTGGTTCCGTCATAACGTCCTGTTCTACCGCGCAGCTGTGAATCATGATCTGATCGTGAGCTGGTCCCCAGTTGCCTCGGTAGCTGCTTACTTTCAGCCTGACTTGTTCGGCCGCCCGCATTGCCAGTGCCGCGCCGTTGTGTGCCTTGGTGACGAACTCGATATTGAGCGACGGGGTGACGATCCCGGCTTCCTCTGCGAGGTCGTAATATCGCTTGGTCGCGGTGCGGGTTATCAACGCCGCGATTGCCGGGGTTTCGCCTTGGGGTATCCTGCCCGCGTAGATGTGATTCCCGAATACGTTGCGAATCTCTTTCTGCTCGAGCATATAGTGGCGCAGGGCGTTCTCTATGGTCATCTCGCCACGTACCTTTTCGCGCCGCCGGAGGTGAACACAAATCTGCCGCCCCGGCTCCCGGTGTGAATCTCTTGCCCTGAGGCTGCCGCTGCTGCTGCGCTTATCGGGCCGCTTCCGCCGACCGTGCTCACGACCCCAGCGGATGCCCCGGCCCCGGCGGCGGCAGAACCGAGCCGCTTGGCAATCTCGGCCCCTATGACGTGTTCGATCTCGGATTCGTGGCCATACAGTGCCCGGCGCATAAACGAGAATCCTGGGATGCGACCGTAGCTTCTGCCATTTCCCGTTCGGTCGCCGCCGCCTTTATTTGTGCTGGGTGATCCGTATTCAAAAAACGCTGGCTTCCACCATTTTTTCTTGTGCTTGTCGATAACCCTAAACTCTGCCTCGGTGCCGGCCTTGAATTGCAGGAGGTAGCCGATAATTCCCTTGCGATCCCCTGATTGTCTGGGGATGGATCTGATCTGGAGGAAGTTTGCAAACTCATCGATATCGTGATGATTCTGATGGATGTGATCCTGTGCCCGTGGCTTGACGACTTGCTTGTGTGCTTCGCGTAGGGCCGGTCGGATGGCTTTATTCTGCATCTGCCTGGGGAGTGCGTTGAGTGTCTTTTGCAATGCCGTCATCGATGGCTTATCGATATAGGCGGCAACAGCACTCGGCTTGCTGCCCCTGAACGGCGACAGGAAATCGCGGTTTCGTTGTGCGGCGGTCATTTGATCTCTTTGCTCATCAGTACCAAATCCGTTGCGTGGTTGTCGTCGTCAATGACGGCAACGATCTCGAATATCCTCGAGCCCTTCTGGCATCGCATGGCGGCGGTTATTCCCGGCTGTGGTTTTATTTTGATTTTCGTCGTCACCTCGCTGTGTACCTCTCTCGCGTTAACGAGTTCTTTCCCGCCCATCTGGGAAACCTCGGCCTGGGCAAAAGTGTATCGCTCCCACTGTTCCGGCCCCTCGGCGAAGTCGTTGGCGTCGTCGTGCGGTACCCTGCGGAGGATGTCGATGTAATGCCGCATCAGATCACGTAAACCTGGCCAGTCCCTAGGGAATCAAGCAGAGAATTCATTGCCGCTTCTGCGTTGCCGGACTTGGCTCCGTGTTCCGCTGCTAGTTTATTTTTCACAAATAGGATGATCCACTGCTGGGCTTCCTCGGGAACTAGGTCGGCGGATGTATAGCCAGCGACGAAAATAATCTGCACTGAATCCAGCCTGTCGTGCGGCGTTGGCCATTCCTTGTCGTCATCGAGTTCGATGACTGGGAGCAGCCCCCCGCGATCATGTACCTCGTAATCGCTCGCCGTTACGGTGGTTAGGACTTCCGTAGTTTGGGCCAAGTATTTTACGCTGGTCACGCTGGCGAGCGGTGTCCGTGGTAGTTCAATAGTGCGGCCGTCAGGGAAGGCGTTTAGCTCATATGTGTATGTGGTTGTGCGAAGGGTGCGCGACGTTGCCTTCTCGACCATGGACGCGCCGGCCCTCATCATCGACCGCAGCATGGTGTCTGATGCGGTGTCGGTCAGCCCCATCTGGTGCCGTAGATCGGAAATAGAAACCGGGTATTCTGTCGCGGCGGTGGATACAATTAGCTGGCTCATTTGGATATCTTCTTGAATTTCCGCTTCGTCGGCGTTCTCTTCTCGGCCGTTTCGACTTCCGCCACCTCGCCTTCCGTGGCTGGGATCGCCGATGCCTCATCAACCAGCCCTCTGCCGATCAGTACAGTCCCGATGTGATCGGTGACGTCGTAGGTTCCGCCGGCCTTCATCTTGTGCGTGATTCCGTCGCAGTCGGCCCTGGCCTTAACTAGCATAATTTCTCCAAAGAAAACCGTGGCCGGCAGGGCATTGGGAGGGAGTGTGATACCTGCCAGCCACGATCAGAAGGGATTAGGATTCGGCGGCCCAAATGCCGCCCTTGCTCTCGATTACCCACGCATCGGTGCCGGCCGTCCCTGTGCCGATGAGCGTTATTGAGTCACCGAGAATAGCGGTGGATTGCGTGTTGATTACGTGCTTATTTACGACGGCTCCGTTTATTCCGTCGGCCGCCGCTGGGGAAACGGTAATCCCATTGCCCGAAGCAATGGACGCTTTGTCCGCCGTGAAAGTGTATCGCAACCCCTCGGCGGTCGACGGTAAGACCGCCAAAGGGCTGACGACGTCGCAGAGAAAGATGGAACCGCTTTGCGCGGCGGTAACGGTGAAAGCAGCGGTCGACTGATTGTAGATCGGCCGGTTACTTTCGTCGCCGCCTGAGTAGTTGTTGATCTGTGTTTGTGCCACTGTATTTATCTCCTTAAATTGGGAGGTGGGGTGCCAGCCGGAACATTAGCCCCGGCTGGCCCCTGCCCCCGGTGCTTATATCTAGCCGTTGGTGCCGTACTTCACGGCGGCGGTGTCAATTAAATTTCCATCAGCCCTGGCGAATGCCAAGAATCCGACCTGGTGAAATTCTGCCCACCGTTCATTCAGTCGCATGATCTGGATGCCTAGCGGCGCGTCGATCATGTACTCGTCTAGCTTGCCATAGAGCAAGAATTTGGTGGCGGTCGCGTTGGCCACGTCGTCGTTAACGATGACTGGATCGCCGTCGAAGAGGTCAGGTTGTCCCGGCGTGATCGCCGGAAGCCATAGCGGCCGGTGTGTGTTCGGCTCGCTTCCCATCGTCTTCATGATCCGTAAAACGGTATCACTGCACATAAACGCCGCCCCTTGTGAGCGATATGCTCGGTTCACCGAGTGCTTTATCTGCATAACCTCGGCGAAGGTAAGGGTGTTGAGGGTGGCGGCCGTGACTCCAGAATCAGCTGCGCGGGCGGCTATTCCGTTGGGCTCAGTTGTGCCGGCTCCTACTGTGAAATCGGTGTTCTGCTTGCGGCCGATCCGCGTGCCTAGCATGTCACCGATAAATTCAGCAGGGTTCACTGAGGAGTCCTGCATGAATTGAATGGATGCCCGGACGTATTTCGACGAATACAAAAACGGGCTGAGCGTAATGTCA